AATATAAAAAGCAAGTTGGAGATATAAGGGAAATGATAAGTAATAGTAATGAATTATAAATAAAAAATAATATTAATATATATTAGGATATTGAAATCTATATTGATATGGAAAAAAAAAAAAATTTAAAACTAAAGCAGAAAGAAAAAGAAAAAAATTTAAAAGTAAAGCAGAAAGAAAAAGAAAAAAAATTAAAAGTAAAGCAGAAAGAAAAAGAAAAAAATTTAAAACTTAAGAAAAAAGAAAAACTTAAAAAACTTAAGGAAAAAGAAAAACTTAAAAAACTTAAGGAAAAAGAAAAACTTAAAAAACTTAAGGAAAAAGAAAAAGTTAAAAAACTTAAGGTAAAAGAAAAAGTTAAAAAACATAAGGTAAAAGAAAAAGAAAAAATAAAAAAAAATAGAAAAAATATATATTTAAAAGGCGGAATGATTACAACACGAAAAATGTCTCAAGATATTATTTCTATTTTAGAAAGTTGGGTAAGAGAAGATGATGCGGATGATTATTTTGAAAATTGGTTTAATAGTTTAAATATTGAATGGTTTAATAGTTTAAATATTGAAATGCCAAACAGTGACGAAGTTATTAAAAAATTAAATAAAAATTTATTTTCAATATTAAATTATAATTTGCTAACCGAATTACAAATTATAAAAGATTTAATCTATGATGAAACATTAATTAATCTAAGCTTTCGTAAAATTCAAAATAAAGTTGAGGAGTATAGTTTTTTGACAAAATTAATGGATACAATAGATAATTATGTAAATGATCATGAAAATTTAGAGGAACAGTATAAAATAATATTATTTTATGGTATAATTAAAAATTTAATAAATATATATATATTATTATCTAATAATATATTTAATACAACAATTTTTAAACCTATCAGAGAAGGAAAAATAAGTAGGGTAAGAAAAATACACACATACACACAAGAAAAAAGTGACAGAGACAGAGATAGAGATAGAGACAGAGACAGAGAGAGGAAAACAGACACACACGGAGACAAAGACAGAAACAGATATACAAGAAGAGACAGAAGTAGAAGCAGAAGTAGAAGTAGAAGCAGAAGTAGAAGCATAAGTAGAAGCAGAAGTAGAAGCAGAAGTAGAAGCAGAAGTAGAGAAGATAATAAACTACAATTATTTAGAAGTTGGAGAAGAAAGGATCAATTAAATAATATTAAATGGCGAAATAATTTTCCTAATCCCAATAAGTTATTGAAAATAGATAATTATTTATCAACAAGTACTGATAAGAATTTGGCATTAAAATTTTATTATAATTCATCTGCTGGTGAAAATAATTTTACATTATGGCAAATTGATATACCAGATGACTATCCAAACTTACATGTATGTCATGAGTTAAAAGAAGTATTATTACATATTGGTGCTAAATTAAAATATCTAGGTGAAGAAATAGTTTACGAATATATTGGTGATAAACAATATAATTATACAATAGAAAAATATAAATATGTTGGATTTTGTGAGAAAACATTGAAAGAGACAATAGATAAATACAATAAAGTATTAAAAAAGATTGAAAGATGTTTTAATATCAAGTAGAGTAATAAAAATAAAAATAAATATAAATATAAATATAAATATAAATATATATAAATTTAAAAGTATATATATTTTAAAAATATAAATATATAAAAAATGATTATTATTATTATATATTATTAATAATAATGTCTAAAGTTTTAAAAAATTCAACTATTTATATTTCAAAATTATTTAATAATAATAATAAAAAAAATAATAATAAATTTTTCTGCGATTGTAATTATATTTCTTGTTATTGTTTTAATAATAAATTATATAATAAACAAAATAAACATTATGAAGATATTTTATCACATTTAATTAATAAAAAAATTACAAAAAATAGTAGTAATAATAATTATAAATATATGTTAGATCAATGGACATTTAATAAATAAAAATATTATATAATTTATGGATTTTTAAAATATTTTTTTTTATATTTATAAATAAATAAAAATTGATAATTTTTATAAATTATAATAAAAATATGAATTATACAAATATAAAAAGTATTATTATTTTAACATTTCTTATTAGTTTAAATGCGGCATTTGATTCTAATATGTTTCCAATTTTAAAAAAACTATTTACAAAAAATACTTATTATAATAAAATTAATAAAAAGTATGTATCTCGCGGAGATGCTATTAAAAATCACAGAAAGAATAATAATGATTATAATATAATGAGTTATAAAGATATTAACTTAAATCTTAGAAATAGTACAAATATTAGTAATATTACAATAGATTATAGTAATTATCTAAATAACAAATATAGAGATTTTCAAATAATTAATTAAAGTTTTATTTATTTGAAAATCTCTATATTTATTATTTATAAAAATATATATATAATATATTTTTTTTATTATTACAATGATGTAATACTTAAAATTTTATCTAAGAAAAAATAATGAAAATTATTAGTAAAAAAGTTATTCTTAATTAGAATAAGCAATACCACCCATGCCAGATAATATACGTAAAACGTTATAATTCACACCATATATAGATATAGAATGGGAATCTTGATTAACACCAGATAAATAAGATAAATCTAAAGTGGCGGTATCAATACGAGACATATTAAGAGTACCTGAAGGTTGATGTTCTTCTGGTTTAAGAGCAAAGGAATATACATTAATTCCTTTATTATTTGGTACATTTTCATGATGTTGGAATGGCTGAACAAGATTAAAATAATTACCATCGCGTTGTGAGAAACGATCATTACCATTTAATATTAATTTGCCTGTTTCTACTGGATTAACACCTGTTCCTGATGGACCTACCCAATTAGATAAGCTAGAATATGATGCTTTTACATTATCTTTAATTAAATGATCAGCACCTTTAGTAAAATTAAACCAATTAGCATTTCTAGAATTATTATCATTAACAACCCAAACTAATTCTTTAACGGGATGATTGAAATTTAATTTCATTTTAGATCCAGCACCTTCTTTACCTATAAATTGTAATTGTTCAATTAAATATTCATGCGAAGATTGAGCAAATTTTCTACGCTCATCAGTATCTAAATAAATATAATCAATCCATAAAGTAGCATCTAAAGTCGCGTTTGTTTCCGGAGTAGTTTTACTTAATTTTGCCAAAGTTTCAAATTGAATATTAACCTTAACTTCATGATATTGAAGACCAATTAAAGGGAGAGCTAAACCAACATTTCTACAAAACCAAAATTCTAATGGAACATAAACAGTAGATAAAGGTACAGCTGCGACAGCTGTAGCAGCGATAACAGCAGTTAAAGTCGGTGCTGTCCCCCCAGATGGCGTTGCTTGCGCTGCTATAGTAACAGTAGGCACGTTCGTATATCCACTACCAGAATTAGTTATATTAACACTAACGACCACCCCACCCACAATAGTAGCAGTGCCTGTAGCGGCGTCTAAAATAGTTTCTCCCCCAGTAGCCGTAAAAGTCAATTGCCAAGTACCATCAGTATTGTTTGTACCAACAGTAGCTTTAGTAACACTCTCAACTCCACCTACCGCAACTAGTGGTGTGCTACCAGCACCACCAACCATGGAGAAATATCCTTCTTTTTTGCCGATAGGCATACTTAATTCATTCCAAATATACATCCATTCAGAATAGTGTTTATCAATTTTTTGTCCACCAATTTCAATTTCAGCATAATTTATTAGACGTAATCCAAAATAGGGAACTAAATTAGTAACATTAGAATTAACTTGTAGGTAAGCTCTATTAATTAAATCACCATTTCTGGAGATAGTGCATGTAACTCTTTGACCATAATTAACATTACCATTAAAAGTTTGTTGAATAGATTCAAGGGCAAAGTTAGTATGACGTCTGTAGACTACTTTAAAAAAAGTAATTTGAGGATTACCGGTTAAATATACATCTTGTGCACCATAAGCAACTAATTGAAGAAGACCACCTCCCATTTTATACTATCTTTCTATTATATAATATTAGAAAAAAAATATTAAAATAAATTTAATATAATATAAAATAAAATTGATATATTATAAAATAAATAATATTAATGAAAAATAATTATAGAATTTATTTATGGATTAATAAAGAAATATATGATAGTATTGATATAAATAAAAATTTTATAAATATTTTAGATAATAATCATATTTATACAACAAAATCCATGAATATTGAAAGATGTATAATTAGTATTTATTTAAAAAATAAAATAGATATTTATGAATTTGATAATATAGTTAATTATATTAATAACTATTTTAATATAAATACTAATATATATTATGAAGATAATATAAATAATTTAAAATATATAAATATATAAATATAAAATTATAAATATTTTAATATACTATTAATAATTATTTTTCGAGAATGTAATTGTATATATTCGGGAGTATTAATTGGAATATTATTATTCCAATTAATACTATTTAATACTTTATTGTAAAAAATTTTTCTTGTTTCCATTTGAAGATAAGGGTCATATATAATAGTATTAGTGTAAATATAAGTCATTATATATATATATATATATACATCATTTTATATAAAAAATGATAATAATATTATTTAAATGTAATATTAAATAATGGTAAATGATTTAACTGATATAAATATAATATTTAAAATATTTAAATATTCTACATATATATGTATTTTCATAACAATATGTATTTTTATAAGTACACCAATATTAATTATTACTTTATTAAATAATAATTCTACTATTACTAATTCATCAAATTTAACATATAATATATTATTAATTTCTAATCCGAATTGGAAGTATAATGGAGAAAAAAAAATGTTAAATTATATATCTAATTTTTTAGATGATCGTAATATAATATATACAAACATTAACCCAATAATGGTAAATGATAACCAAAAAAAATATAACAAAACAATTAGACTAGTAATTTTGTAGTTATTATAATGATATATAAGTAAATAGATCACAATAAAAAAATCAAAGTAATATACAATTTATATTATTTTAAATTTAATAAAAATTATAATTTATTTTCTAGTTTTTCTAGTTTTTCTTTTTTTTCTTTTTTTAGCACCACCATTTAAATGTAAATTATAATTACTATCTACAGGTGCATACATTTCATCTATCGGTGGAGAGTCACTTCCCCCCTTTTTTTTTTTAATAATAGTTTTTGATTTTTTATATTTAACAATATTCATCATTTTTCCTTTTCATTTACAATATTTTTTTGTAGTTCCTTTTTTTTTATATATACCTTTTTTTTTACCTAGAATAGCCTTTGTACCGATTAATGTATAAATAGAAGTCATGTTCTAATTAATATAAAGAAAAAAAAATATATATATATAAATAAATCTAATTTATAAATAAAATGAATTCTGTAAATATTATTATAATATATTCAAAACACTTGGATAATAGAACATCTTATATAAATAGTTCTGTATTTTTTATTAAAACATTAATTGAAAAAAAAAATTTAAAAGTAAATATTAATGTTATAAATAACCCGGAAGAAGAAGATATTACACAAAATATTACAGAATATAATAAAAGAGTTAATTATAATAATGAAGATAATGAAGATTTTAATAAATTAATTTCAGCACTAAATCCAAATCAAATATCTAATATTGAAAAACAAAGAAATTCTCTTATTCAAGTAAAAGATAAAGAAATAAATTTAATAATAGAGGATGATTTAATAATAAATAAAGATTATATTAATAATATAGAAACATTATTTAATAATATAGAAAATTATTTATGTAATAGTGATATATTAATAACATCCGATTATATTGATAATAATAATGATAATTTAGAATTATTAGATTATAAAAATCATTTTAAAATATTAAATTCTAAAAGTTCTTATTTTATTAATAAAAAGACAGCAGATAAGTTATATGAATATTTAAATGTATTTAAATATGATATGCGGATAGGTTTATCAAAATTTATATATGATAATTTAAATAATTTAAATATAAAAATATTTAATAAATGTATATTTTTGGAAGGTAGTAAGGTGGGAATATTTTTATCATCTACAAAAAATAAAAATTTTTTATCACAAAACAATATATTTATTGAATTTATAAAAATAGCAAACTTTCATGTTATAGATGATGAAATGTTTAATTTAGCAGAAAAATTATATAAATCATTGGAATATTTAGATAATTCTGAAATATTACATATATTTGGAATTATATATTATAAAAGAGGAGATTATGATAATGCTAAATTATATATGATAAAAGCTGCTAATAATTTAAATAAAAATAAAGGTTATATTTCAAAAAATAATGATATATTAAATAATGCTATAAATATACATCAATTTGATCAACCATTATTAAATGAATGTAAAAAAAAAAAATCTAAATTTTCTATTTAATTATTTTGGGAGCATCTTTGGGAGCATCTTTGGGAGCATCTTTTGGAGCATCT